CGTCCTTCCCGCATACTGGCAACAATGGCCTGACCCGAAAGATTGCTGGTATCTGCAATTGCAGTAAAGAAAGCAGAATTATTGGGATCTTGTCCTATTTCGTGCAGATTACTGCCCAGAGCCATGACAGCACTTCTTGAGTTGGCAGTCAGCTCGCCGAAGTTGACCTGTGCTAATGCTAAATTATTTTTCTCAATAGTCAACTGATTGGCTATTGCTGTAAAGTTAGTGTTTAAATTACCTGTAGCCGAACTGTATGTTGCTTCAATATTGGCAATGATATTGCTGGTTGCTGGGAGAATACCAGTTAGGAATGCCGACTCTAAACTGGTATATGTTCCTGTGCCGGGTACTCCTCCGGGGATAGTAACTGTTACAATTTCTGGCGGGCCTGGATCTATCACTATGGTATAGTTGCCGGCAATGGCATTGTTCATGATGGTAAATGCACCATTTGACGAATTGGTCAGATAATAAAATGCATTGGCAGCATTTAATGTATTGATGTTGGCCGTTACCTGATTGAAGTCGTCGGTATAGGGTATGCCAGCCGCCGATCCCATAAAATCATACAAGGTCAGTGTACCATTGGGTCCTGTGCCAGTTGCCAAGGTATTGCCCAACGAGCTGGACACATTTGCCGGCACAGGAGTTGTTAGGCCATTGATAGCTGGTAAGCCTGCATTGGTCTCAAGTGCTGTTACAGCAGCAGCAAAAGTGGGTAGTGTTAAATTAAAAATATTTTTAATCTGTTGTAGACTCTGAGCAATGGCCTGGTTGGCCAATGCCTGTGCAGTAGGAGTAACTGTAGATAATAGAATATAGCTGGGGTTAGCAGCAAATAACGGCAATAGATTATTATTAACAGTATTGGCACTGGTATAGATATTTGATAGTGTGCTTGATACTGTACCAGGATTATTGCCAGTTGGCGTTGGAATAGTTAATGTTTGATAGCTGTGTGGCAATGTCTTGACTGGATTCAACAGATCAGCCATAGAGGTTAAGCCAGGAGTGGTACAATTGAATATGGTCAACACTTCCTGTAACTGGCTTCCAGTTACCCAGGTCATGACCTGATACATAGTTGCTTCTACAGTGGCAGTAGGAGCAACACCATTCTGTGTTAGATTTTGTAGTGTGGCTGAATCAATGCCAGCGGTGTTTAACATTTTAACAAAGTCAGGCAATAGACCTGCTATCTTACTCATATTGTATATCAGCGCACTGGGGTAACCAAAGTGTTGTAAGTTAGTAAGATCCCAGGTTTTGCCCAAGGCCAATAAGTCTGTGCCAAAGGCAGTAAGATCGCTGTTGACATTGCTGACAGATCCAGTTGTTACTGAATTCATTGATGTGAAGGTATTTGAAATTGCACCGGTATTGGCCAATGAATTGATATATTGATTGGTTTGGCTAATATAACCTTGTACTATGCCATATACCTGACAGAACTTGCTGACATCTCCGCTGCCTAAGATACTTTCTGCTTGCGCAATTACCACACCGGAAAAGCCGCCTGTGTAAGTGTTGGCATAGTTGCCTAGTGTACTGGCGTATGCTGTAGGAACAACGTTGGTAATGGCCGGGACTGAATTGGCAGATAGAGTCTGTAATCCATATACCACATTACTGGTCACAGTACTATTGGCTACGTTTGCATTAGAGCTGGCCAAGTTGGCCACAGCATTAGACAGTACTGCGGTATAGTTGCTGACTACAGCGGTACTGTTGTAATTGTTTACAGCTATGATTAGATTTCCGCTGACAGATAAGCCTTGATTTTGTAATAGGCCATTGCTGGCTATTAGCATTACTGAACTAAATGGACCGTCACTCATTGCTTACCCAATAAACACATCTGGACTTCCGGCAGCTATCTGTGTGCATTCGCTCAAGTAATCACCTTGACGTGCAGCTGGTTGACCGTTGATAAACACAGTGGAACTGCCAACAGCAATAGTAGCAGTATGCGGCACGCAATGGCGCCCGCCTGGCTTCAAGTGTACAGTACTTGAATCTCCTACTCTGGCAGCTGGTTGATTATTGATAAAAACGTCAGGCGATCCTGTTGCTATTGTATAAGCTGTGCAATGCACTACTCCTGGATCACCTTGTCTTGCTGCTGCTGGCATATCGTCTCCTGTGTTGTATTTATCGGAGATAATATGCGTAGTTATTGTTTACTTGCTTGTTTTATATGAGTATCTAACCAGTTTGATTCAACCGGCTGTAAGTATTTTTTATTAGCATCTTCGACAAAAATATCAGGATTATAAATGATTGGTATTCCTGTTAATTTACTAATTTGTTTAAGATAGCTTTCTTGATACAAATATGCCAACTCTTGACTTAGAAATACAGTATCATAATCAAGTAATAGCGGAACCCTAGCAAGGAAATCACCGTAGGTAATACGACTTCTAAGTCTCTGTTCCTGATATGCTAAAATATTTTGGTCGCGGCCAATTATAGCTACCTGCACGTCTAATCCCGTTGATTTTGCTATACCGATAAAGCGAGTATAATCAGGCCAAGCATCTTGGCCATTATCTCTATAAGGACAACTGATACTGGTAACATGATAGTCGTATGTCGACCAATCATAAGATTTGATCAAATCAGGATCCTTCCACAATGCAGCGAAAGGTTCCTGGTCGTGACCTATCCAGTAAGTTTTATTTAAATCATGCCAGGAGTTGACTGCCGGATGTTGTGAAAAAATCTTACTGAATAAGTGATTACCTGATCCCTGTGGACCCGTCAATATTAACAGTTTGGGCATTGGCTAGTTGTTGTAAGGCTGCTTCTGTAGTTTCAGTAATGATTCCAGTCAATTGGAAAGTCACTCTTGGATGGTGGCCTGCGTTGGCAGTCGAGTGCGGCAAATTAGCCCAATCAAAAGTAGTTACTTCGCCTGATATCCAACGATTATGATGATAATTACCGTATTCCCAAAATTGTCCAGGTTGCCAATCGGTTAGCTGTACCATAATACGCATGACACGACTGGGATCCTCGGGACACCATTTATATAACTTGTCTAAATGTAAGTTCCAGACCTCTCCAGGGTGTTGCACATGTATACGATTCATACAGTCGCCTAGACCAAAGAAGTTACTGATAGATTGTAAGCTGGTCGGCAAATTCCAATTTAAATGAGTTATTGCTGTATCAACTGCATATCCTGTACGACCTAAATCGTATTCTTCGGCTGCTAGTTCCTCCGGCGGCGCCTGTACATCCCGTCCTTTGTATCCGCGTGTGGCCCAAGTGGCCGGTTCAGCAGTATCGATAATTGTAGGCAGATCATTAATCCAGACTGGTTTAATATGTCCTAGTACTTTAACACAATCAACTGCTGGATCAAATCGCATATTGTCAAAATGATAATTGCTACGAAGTTTTGATTGTTCCCATGAGCTTTTCATAATATTTCCTTAAAATTTGTAAAAGTCAACTCTATCATATGGTCTTATCTGGAAAATCATTTGATTATATCTTAATATATTGTCAAAGTTTATTTTCCAATAATTCCGCCATGCGCCTATGTCTAAATTTAATAGACGATTAATTTCTGCTTCATATGCTGTAAAACGTAATTTGTCATCATTGATATTATCATAAGAATAATCAATGAAATCTGGAAATCTAAATCCATAAAATTCTTTCAGATGTTTAATAAATCCCGGCACGCTGAATGGCAATATAAAATGACCTTTTATTAACGGATCAAAAGTTTTTTCCGTTACAACTAATGTAGGACTGACAGCATCACCTATACGTTCTACAGTTTCTCCGTATATACTTATAAATGTATTTCTATAGTATTCGTTATGAGGAGGGCTGTATCCAGGAGATATTTCATCTGAGTCTAATTTTAGAATTTCTAGTCTTTCTAAATCCATTAGAGGAAATTCTATGTTTGAATATAGAAACAACTTTTGACTATCGTCATGGCAGTTACCTAAGTAACCTGAATTATAATAATTATTTTTTAGTATCTCTACTATACGTTTTCTATAAATTAAATTTCGATAAGGGCTATTATTATATGTTTTATTTGGAGCAACATAAATTTTATTTTTAATACGATTATGCTCGGGCACAATATAACTTAATTGACCCTTATGATACCATTTTTCTGTTTTTTCTCTAAAAGGAAATTGCGAATAATATGCTTTGGTTCTATTAAATAAAAAATCATTAAAAATGACACGAGGGTTATCTAAGGAATCTATATTAACATTAGTAATAACATAGATATTTTTATCCTCATTTAGTATTTTTTGTATTTTGTCAACTTGCAATCTATAGTTGTGAAAGATTTCAAATTTTATAAAAACGTCGTTATCATTGACTTCTACAATAGCATCAATATTGTTATTGCTCTGCTGAGCAATTTCGTGTAGATTATAATCTTGGCCATTCAGGTCAAGAAACATAGTAAGAAATAATGAATTCTTATCTTTACCGTATATTTTCAAGCTCATAGTTTATATTACTGTTACTCTTACGTCTGCTTGCTTATAGTCTTGAAAGTATTCTTCGGGAGGCTGTGCAAGTCTCAGAGTCTGAGTCAGTACACGATTGTTACCCAGTACATACTTATCGCCCCAGGCTTTGAGTATGCCAGCATTCTGTTCGGCTATGATTTTACCCATTCGCTTTAGATCAATATAATATTGATCATACTTAGGATATGTTATGTTAAAGTGTCCGCATTTGACCCACCATCCTAAGCAGGCATCATCGTCCCGATGTACTAGAACAATCGGGCAATCAGGCCAAGTCGCCTTGATATAATCAAGGTGGTATGTAAATACATGACTCTTAATAATGCGTACACCTTCGCCAGAGAATGGTCGATCAAATTCGGCTTCGTGCTGCTCTTTGGAATACATGGGCATACGCAAAATTAATTCGCCGAACTCCATGCCTGGATCAAAGTATGCACCCATGTGCATCAACTGCATTGTACCAGGTGCATCATGCCAGTATTCACGCTCAGGACTAGCATCACTACGATCAATGCTAGGACTAAAGTAAATGTTTTTACTTACGCTGCTCCATTTTGAGCCTGGAGCGCCAGCCATAAAAATATATTTCATTCTTTACTCAAGTCAATTGTTTCAAGTACTGGTAAAAATGAAGCACGAAGTTCTTCCATGTGCTTTCTTAATCCTGCAGGAGTTAATTCTGATTCTTCATAAAAAACTACATTAAGATCAGACCATTCCTGATATTCATTAGATCGCACAGCCTCACTAAATGTTTTTTGATACCAGTCTACTATTTCCTGCGGAGTTCCTTTTGGTAGTTCGATACTCCAGGCTGCATACACATTAATTCCCTTGGCTACGGTGTTTAACAAAGGTACTCTAGGATACTGACTCATTCTATGTGTGCCTGTAAAGCCGATTGGTTTGACTTTGCCGGCATCAACCAACGGCTTGGCTACTGCAATTGGCATAATACCAAATTCGGTTCCTGTCTTGCCATCAAAAGATGCTACGCTTTGTACAGCTGGTGCTGGACCATTGAATTTGATAGGTAGTACTAGATCTTTCTTACCTTGACCTTTCATCATCAAATATTCAAATGCTGTTCGATGCGCACCACCGCCTACTGCCACATTGACAGGTTTATTGGTTGTGCTAATAAGTTGAACAAATTCTTCTGGAGTATTGATCGCGCTCTTGGGACTTGCAACTAGCACCAATGGACTTTTTCCCATAGTTAATACGTCAATGAAATCATCGTACTTGAATTTCTTAACATTAGCTTCCCAGATATCATTAGTGACATATGTGCTCATGTGACTAGGCAAATTAATTGTATATCCATCTGGATCTACTGTCAAAAATTTATTTTGTGCCACTACCGAATCAGCACCGGGGGTGTTCTGCACTACATAGACAAATTTTGGATTGGTCTTTTGCACGATCTCTGCTAGTTTACGAAAAGCAATTTCGTTTCCGGCACCAGGCGTATTGCCTACAATAACAGTAACCGGTTTGGTAGGTTCCCATGCAAAGGCCAAAGCGGGAAGTAAAGCCAAAATGGCTAAAAGTTTTTTCATTGTTTTTCCTATTTTAATAAAAATGGGGCCGAAGCCCCGGTATTGATTACCAACCGTAAGCGTTGGCTACTAGTTCTTTACCCGCTGCGGCAGCAACAGTATTCTTGCAAGAAATGTCATACAGGTCTTTGCGCATTGCAACAACGATTGCTTCAATGCGAGCTTGCTCTTCTGAAGTTGTTACTAACTGTGCTAATTTACGTGCACCGATGTTAGCGTGAAAACCTTCGTCCTTAGCAATCTTAGCGTAAGCATTCGAAACAAATTCGTCTTCGATGCATTCGGCCATTTGATTCCATACAGCTTCGGCACGACCTTCAGCAACTAATTGATAAGCAGCTAAGGCAGCCGCATCGTCTTGTGCATTATACTTCTCTAATAGAGCAGCACCTTTAGCAGTTGGCTTTGCAGCTTCACGAGCAATAGCAGTAGCAACATCAACTGGCTGACCAGAAATGTGCTCAATAACTTCCTTAACTAGACGGAAGTGTACTGCTTCGTCATGTGCTTGTTGGCTTAATAGTTGTAGTTCAACTGGATCGGCGTCGGCTGGCATAGCAGCAACTTGAGCAGCAATTTCAACCATGTTCATACGCTCATTAACCATACGACCGACGAAGTGTTCAACTAATTCTTCTTGTGCGGGCTTGCTATCAAAGTAAGCCTTTACATTGTGCTGACTAGCTTTAAATAGTGCCTGGTTGTCCAAAACCAGCTTTTCTACGAATTGTTTTCCTGTTAGCATGAGTTATCCTTTCATATATAATTAGCTAATACAACAGAGACACTAAAATTTTCTGTATCTTTGTAAAATTATTTATCTTTTTGAGAAAAAATATCATGAATAGTAAGATTTTGAAGTGTATTGAAGAAAATTTGCAAGAAACCTTTAATATGGACAAATATCAGTATGTTAAGCATAAAATTAAAACAGATGCAAGATTCGATGATTTACCGTGGACTCCGGCACGTAAGAAAAAGTTTATTCAAAAACTTGAATCAACGTTTGGCGTGCCTGTCGAATTAGAAGGTACAATTGGGGATCTAGTAGAACGTACTGATATACGATACTTAAATTGTTTCTTTGGCGAAGTTTGGAAGCCACGTACAGAACAGTATCAATGGACTGGATATCGTATTGCAGAAGAAATTTGCCGTGCCAATCCCAAGAAGGTATTGGATGTGGGCTGCGGATACAATCTGTTCAAAGGACGTATTCCAAATCTAGTTGGTATTGACCCGTACAATAACTGTGCAGATTTCATGGTCGATATCTTAGATTACCGAGTAGAACCCAACTTGCACGATCATATTATTGCTTTAGGGTCGATTAACTTTAACAGTCGAGAGGACATTGAACTACGTTTTGCTGCTACAGTTAATTTGCTAGCACCGGGCGGTCGATTATGGATGCGTGTTAATCCAGGACACGATCATAAAAATGGACCATGGGTTGAAATATTTCCATGGTCCTTTGAAATAGCTTATGAATTTGCTAAAAAGTTTAATCTAACACTTGAAACATTAAAACAAGATCAAGATAGACTATTTTTCTTATTCAGTAAACCTAGCCTGTAATAATTTGCTTTTTAGCCGGCACATCGATGCCGGTTGTTGCTTTGATATAAGCAACTTTAACATCTTCTCTAGTTGGAGCAATCATAGAAATTGATGTTGCATACAAGATTACATCTTTTTCCATTTCTGCAGTAAACATGCTAGGTATTAGCATCGGCGGGCCTCCATTGGGGTTTGGCCCAATGCTAACCGGCTGTTTAATAACTAAGACACCTTCGTCAATTTTCATAATCTTTGTTACAACTTCTTCTCCGGAAGTAAGTTTGATTGTATTGATTTCACCTTCGTTAACCATGTTTATCCTTTAATAGTGGTCCAAAATTCTTCAGGTTGTGCGGCTAGGCCCTGAAAACCGCCTTGTAATAATGTTGTGCCGTTAAAAATTTGCGGCACACTACGTAATCCTTGATCTATTAAAAACTCTCTAGCATCTGGATCGTTGCCTACATTAATTGTTTTATATGCCACTCCTTTGCTTTCGAGTAATGCTTTTGCTTGATTGCAAAATGTGCAATTGTCCTTTGTATATACTGTTAATGTCATATTTTAGTTTTCCTTACATTAAATTGAATATTATTTTCTTCGAGATATCGATTGAAATATTTCATCCAAATCGGATCTTGTTTCTTACCAATCCTTTCAGTTTCTTCGTCTTTCCAAACATAATAAGTTGTACCATCGTCAGCATCCTGTACAATAAGATCGCCTTTGTCAATACATTGTTGTCGTGTATCAAACTGTCGTTGCATCGATTCTTTAAACTCCTGTATTTCATTAGCAGGAAGAGTATGAATCCATTCTACCAATGAAATAACTGGAGTACCATCAGCTTTGGTATATTCAAATTCGTGTTTGATCGACATAGATTTTATAAGGTCGGTAGTGCATCGTAATCTAACTCGTCTGACATTGCCCCTATCACATAATTTGTCGATTCTGTTTCTTGAAGAGCCGACTGCTTCTTGCTAATATCCGTATGCTTGGTGAACCAAGGTATCGGGGTAGTACGAAGTGCGGTGCCTTGATATTTAATGCCAATTTGTTTCAGTGCATCTACGGCAGTAAAATCTACAAAGTCCATCAAGATGTTGGCATTTAGCCCAATAACCGGTCCTTTCTTAAAGAGGTATACTGCCCACTCTTTTTCTTCGCGGATAACATCTTTATACATGGCATAAACTTCTTCTTCGCACTCGGCTTTGGCTTGAGCAAATCGCGGATCTTCTTTAACTACTTGATTGATGATCCAGGCAGTCCATCCTTTGTGTAGTAATTCATCTTGTAAGATAAGACTGATAATATTACCATTACCAACAAAGATACGATTCTCTACCATGGCTAAACTTGTGGCAAATGATACCATAAATCGAAATGCTTCAAGAGCATAACTGGCATTAAGTGCCAACCAAATTGCCTTGACATGTGCTTCTTCTGTAATTCCACTGATACCTAATTCTACCGCAGAATTAATGCGATGTAATTCATCATAATACTTGCCAACACTACTTGCCATGTCAACAATTTCTTTAGTGTCGTGGATCGTGTTAAACACGTCCTTGGGCACGTTATAGATGTTACGAATGATATGACTGTAGCTGCGACTATGAATGTTTGTTTCGAACATCGACCATATTAATACTAACGCCTCGAGTTCGGGTAGACTAACTACCGGAGAAAAGATTTGTACTGGGCCTCTTCCTTGCAAACTGTCTAGAGCTGTTTGTCGCAGTAGGTTACTAGTGAAGATATGCTTGACAGCATCACTAGCGTCCTTAAAGTCTGCTGCGTCTTTGGTTAGAGAGATTTCCTCAGGTACCCAAAAAAATCCTCTTTGTGTTTTTTCAAAATCAGCAATCTTATTATATTTTACCTCTTCAAACCTTTGTACGACCACTGGTCCAGCCGGATCCAAAAACATTTTTCTATTCAGATAGTCCAATTTTTTAGACAAATCATATTGCTGTCTGCTCATTTTTTTCCTTTTTCTTTCTTATGTGATATTCTTTCATCTAATAAACAATAATAATATTATTTTCTTTTCATTACAATTTACAGGCCAAACAATCCTCCTCACTTTCATCAAAGTCGATTACTTCTAACTTACCAGATTCATCAGGAGCCTCATCTGATCCTTTACTACCTTGTTTATTCACGAGGCTATAGTATAATGTCTTTCCGCCCCAATAGCACCAGTTCATTACATTCTTGGCAATCAGTGTGGTTGGAACTTTACGATCCGCAAAGTGTGCCGGATTATAAAACGTGTTGGTCGAAATACTTTGATCCACATAAGCTGAAAGCACAGCCGCAGTCTTCAAGTATGACTCACAGTCAGTTTGTTCCCACATTAATTGATAGTTCTTGCGCACTCTTGGATTTTGGTATTCAGGAACAACTTGTACAAATGATCCGGCTTTGGACTCTTTGACTGTGATCAAGCTCATGGGCATTTCAATTCCGTTGGTGCTGTTGATAACAACTGAACTGGATTCGACAGGAGCAATTGCCATCACAGTGGCATTACGTACACCATACTGTTTCATATTGCTACGCAGTGCTTCCCAGTCAAGTTCAGGAGCGAAGTCGGCTAGTTCATTAACACCCTTGGCACGTAGTTCCCACGGGAATATACCTTGTCCATAACGAGTCTTGTCACTGTGCAAACATGGGCCACGTTCTTTAGCTAGCTCGACACTGGCTTCTGTTAGATAAAATGCTTGATGCTCCATCCAGGTTTTAACTTCTGTCAATGCATCTACATCGCCATACTTGAGTCCACGCTTGGCATGCCAGTATGCCAAGTTAGTAATGCCAATACCAATGGGACGAATCTCATCATTACTTAACTTGCTTTGTATTGATAAGAAGTCTTGGTAATCTAAGATATTATTAAGACTGCGATGTAAGATACGTGCGGCGCGGCGCATATCCTCAGGATTACGGAACGCACCCCAATTCAACGACCCCAAGGTACACAAAGCAATTCTGCCTTCGACATCATCTAATCTGTCAAATGACTTAGTTGGCAGTAAGATTTCCATACAGAGATTGCTTTGATATATGGTATGAAATTCAGGATCAAATGGGCCTTGACTTTGTATATTATCAACGTTTGCTACATAGATACGCCCTGTGTCTGTACGTTCTTTGAGTACGCCCCCTTTAAATACTTCCTCGGCACTCATTGTTTTAGTACGTAAATCTTTACGCTTTTCATACTTTACATACAGCTCTTCGAATCGAGCGGTATTTTGATAAAATGCTTGGTACAAGTCTGGTACTTCATTGGGATCGAAGAATGTGATATTTTCTTTGTTTTTAAAACGACGATAAAAGAATTTAGATAAAATAACTCCGTAATCCATAAAACGGACTCGGGTTTCTTCTGTGCCTTGGTTGTTTTTAAGCACAATCAAGTCATCAAACTGATAATGCCATATAGGATAAAACACAGTGGCACTTGCATTACGAATACCACCTTGCGAACACGAACGTAGATCGCCAAACCATTTCTTTAAGAATGGAATCATGCCTGTGTGCATGATCTCGCCACCGCGTATGGGACTACCCAATGGACGCAAACGACCAACTTCTAAGCCAATGCCTGCACGTTTGGCGGCATACTTGGCCATCATCTCGCCAGAAGCAAAGATGCTATCGAGATTGTCGTCACTGCGGATAAGAACACAAGATGAAAACTGTTTAGTAGGAGTCCCAAGGCCTGCAAGCACAGGAGTGGCAAGAGTGAATAAGCCATCACTCGCCGCGTTGTAGTATTCCTTAATGTAACGCATACGAGCCGAGTTAGGCTCTTCTCGATGGAAGACTGTGGCCGCAGCCACCATGTATCTAACTTGGGGAGTTTCATAAATTTCCTTTGTAGCACGATTGCGTACTAGATATTTTTCAATTAGCTGTTCAATTGCAGCATAGCCATACTGCTCATCTTTAGAATGATCCAACATGTCGTCCATGCGATTCCAATCATCCTCCGTATACCAAGTTAACAGTTCATTTGTGTATACGCCTGCTGTCACGTTCTTGCAAACGATTTCATACAGGCGAGGAGGCTCGTAGGATCCATATACATCCTTACGTAGCATCGATAAGCGTTGCTTACCTGCCACGTACTGATAGTTTACATTGCCAATATCGGGATTTGATTCTACGTCAATTAAGTCAACTATAGCACGTAGTGTGATACCGTCGATCTCTTTGGTAGTGATACCATCATAAAAATGTGGTTGGCTTTTGATCTCAATCATTGATTGGCTAACGTCTGCTATGCCTCTGCAGACTTTGGTAATTTGTGCTTGCCACTTGTCAATGTTCAAAGGCTCACGATTACCACTTCTTTTTTGTACTTGAATTGTCATTTGTCGCTTATTGTAAAAAACTTACTAATTCTGAACTGTCGATAGTGTTCTTAACAGTGATTATTGGTGCTGAGTCGATATTTAACATCTCATCAGGAGACCAATTCAATATATATTTCCCACCGTTGACCAGGACTAAATTGTCATCATTGTTCTGAATTATTTTTAAATCTGTGTACTTAGGTTCGTCTATTAGCATTATAGTATACACTATACCCAACGCCCTTGCAAGTTCGCAATAGCCATTGTTATTCAATAATGCCCAGGGATCTGGCCAATTTCCCCAAGTAACTCTACGGTTCACAATAGGTGCACGAAACCACCACTTATTGACTGCAAGCAGTTGTTCTTCTAACGGTAGGGATTCAACCATCTTTCTGAGATTAACCCAGTCAGTCAGCCGATCTTGAAACGAAGCTTCCCACATTTAAGCAAGGTTTGATATAGAGTAGGTTAAAATTCCGGATATACCGGTATTGGTCGAAGTGTACTGCACTACTGCATTAGTTCCCGAAGTAGTAATTGATAAGGTTATGCCGGTATCGTCATTTTGTGTATAATCTTCACTGTAGTGTACCGAAGTTCCTGTTGTACCCGATACTATTAATGTACCGTGTCTGAATGAATTATTTCTTGATATAGTATAATCGACACTAAAGGCTTGAGTGTCGGTAGTGTTAACTGAACATATAGGTTGATTAGTTACATTGTTAGCTAGTGTAAATGTTCTGCCAGATACTCTTGTATAACGACCTAGTTGTAGTTGGCTAGCTGTATTTGTAACTCCGCCAGTTATTGATACGCGAGGCGAAACCAATGCATCTGCGTCTACTCGAGCAAACATATCAGATATTGATACGTTATTATCGTTACCAAATAAAATGTTAGGTGTAACTGGACTACTGGTATATTCATTTCCTACATTATAAAAAATGTTATAAGCACTGACGTTTAAATCAATAGTGCCGTAAACAATACCTTCTTCGTAGATATTATCAAACATATTTTGTACTGCACGGAATCCTGTAGGACCACCATTCACTGGGCTACCGGCGCCTAGAACAATACCTTGGAATAGTGTATTAAATACGCTGTTGCTGACTGTGACCGATTTGATTTGTTGATCGGTGCTTATGCCATATGTCAATCCTACAAATCGGCATTTGTCAAAATTAATTTGATTACAAACAAGTGTATTAGTGCTTAAGAAGCGTACACCTGCAATGTTGTCTGCTGCTAAGTCAGATATAATGTTGCTTTGTGTTAGGTAACCTTCAAAGTTAACACTATCAAAATAACATTGTGTGGCATCGGCTACT